ATTAAGAATTGATACACAGAAAATAAATATGATTAGCATTAAAAAATTAAGGCAAAATTGTGCTGAAGTTATAGCTGAAGCCGACTATGATGTTTTAGTTTATGATATAATACAATGAACTCCGTTGAATTTGTAAATGATATCAGCAATTAAGGATACTGTCATGTCATTTGATAAACCTAAATATAGAAAAAAGATTAATAAGATCTTATGTTGATATGTTTTTACTTAGGCACGAATAATGCATGTTAAGAGAATAAAGGATGACAAGGGACTTGTTCTTCCACGTTATTTTAGTTTCCAGTATGATATTTCTAGAACCAATATTTTTTATAGAGTAAACTTTAAAAAATTTGAAAAATTTAAGTTTTATAATTTTCAGTGGGATTCGAAAGCATCTAAAGGCAATACGGCCAATACAACTGATTTTTTTAGAGAGCTTTCAGATGAAGAGAAAAATGAACTAAGACATAATCCATATCAATTTTGGGCTCTAGATTTTAGTTTGGAAGGTTGGGGTAGTATAAGTTGGTTTAGGCTTTTAACTGATTCTGCAAGAAAATACGATATCCCAAGACATAAATTGTTTTTTATATCTGGTAATCTTAAAGCAGAAGAAGCATACGAAACTTGGTGTGTAGAAAATCAAGTTCAAGACAGAATTAATATTGTATCTATTTGTCTGCACATAGAAATTTTAAAACCCAAAATTTTAATTAATCGTTATGGTCAAGCCGAAAAAAACAGTGCTTGGTTACAGACGCACCCATACAAATATTTTTTAAGTCTGAATCGCAGAAAGAAACCTTTTAGAATGCACACTGTATATAGACTATTTAGATCACCTATATGGAACCATGGATATGTTAGTCATGATATGATGAATTCAGATGATATAACAGAGTTAATTAATTATCTTCAAACTAATGACGAGCCTATAGACAGAGCTAAGTTGTTAGACTTTGTTTCTATTTTACCTTTATGTCTAGACAGACAAGATTTTGATCCTGGTTGGGGTTGGATTATTCCAGAGCATTTCTTTAAAAGCACAATTTTTCATGCAGTTAGTGAAACACTAGATAATACAGAGAATAATACAACCTTATTTTTCAGTGAGAAATCCATTAAACCTATTATTTATAATCAACCATTAATAATTTTTGGCCAACCAGGCATAAACACAGCGTTTACCAAACTAAATATGATGCCCTACAAAAATTATTTTAATCTAGACTTTGATAACAATCCTAACAGTAAATCAAGAGTTGATCAAATAGTCAACGAGATGGAAAGAGTTTGTGAATTGTTAGATGGCATGAGCACAGGAAGTAGAATAGAATGGATGTTACAAGACAGAGAAACATTAGAACATAACAAAAATGAACTGTTTACTCAATCTTTTAATTTCGCCCAAATTAAAAAATTATATGACAAACTTACTATACTAACACAATAGTATATACTTTAAGAGAACTGTCATAGTTCACTGCCAGTAATTTTTATCACATTTTCTAATACAGATAATTAGTAATATAGAAATTTACTATGATGGCGGTAGCTAATTTCGAACTAGATCTAATTTGTATTGCTTGTAGGTGATAAAAAATATATTGAAAAATATTTTTACTCATTTGAATTCAAATATCATACCACTGATCACGATAACGCCGCATTTTTTTAAAAAGACTAAGATAATTTTTTATAAAAATACTTATCATTAATTTAATTAATTTCTACCTTTTTTTTTCATTTTTATTTAAAAATTAATGAAGTGATATTATAATTTATGAATGCAACAAGGACACACTAATGCACAAATCAAAACTAAGTAGAACGCCTAATATAGACATAGAGAAGATTATAAAAAATTCTCAGCAAAACAAGTTTGACCTCGTAGTTTATGCGGCCATGTTAGCACGTTCCATTCAAAGGAAAAATAGATCAAATATCAATTATATAAATGCTCCAGTTCAAGCATTACTAGAAATAGGAAATAGCCATGGAAACAAAAATTTTGAAAAAGTTTCAACCGCTCAGTCAAGATGCTACGAATAGAATTAATGAACTTATAAAAAGAAACGGTAAACTCATAGTAGAAACTAAGACGCATGTAGAAATTCAGAGATATGAAAGCATTGCTAAAATTGATCAATGGGGTAGAGTAGAGTGGCGATCTGTCTAACATGAAAGCGAATTTACACATTTTATGCAGTCCCAATAAGCCTGTTAATATTTTGAATAGAACTGATCCATTTAGCATTGCTATAATTAAGTTTATTGAAAATATGCCTGTTTATGATTGGGAGTGTATTCTTTATAGTATTCCAGGTAGCAGGGTAAGCTGTGAACAGGTGAATTGTCTATCTGAAATTTATAACAATAATGAAACAAACATAAAAATATATAACAAATTAGCCGCTGAAGAAATAAAAAAAAGGAAAAAGCCTAAAGATATTATAGTCTGTTTCCATGGTTGGGAAAATCAAGAAGCAGCAACAGCCAATAGCGATCTTTATATTGTGGAGCCAAGTATTGGATATGACATAAAAGCAGTATTTGCTCCATTTAGAGTTTTTACATCCTACGCTCAAATGCACATGTACTATGGTCATAGAGACATGCTGATGAATCCCAGTTGGTTTGATGCTGTTATACCTAATGCTTTTTCTCCTAGCGAATTTGACTACAACGAAAACAAAGAAAATTTCATATTATATTTCGGCAGAGTGATAGAAAACAAGGGTATACACATTGCTGTTCAAGCATGCGAAAAAGTTGGTATTCCTTTATATATTGCAGGACCTGGGTCTTTAGCAGATTTGAGTTATAAACAAATTCCTAATCATGTGAAAGTGTTAGGAACATGTGATGCTGAACAAAGGCGATATTATATGAGCAAGGCAAAAGCTATTATAGGACCTACATATTATGTAGAACCCTTTGGAAATATGATTGCAGAAGGATATTTTAGTGGTACACCAGCTATAACTACAGACTGGGGAGGATTCACAGAAACCGTGGTAAATGGTAAAACAGGATTTAGATGCAGAGAATTTAAAGAATTTGTCCAAGCGATAGAAAAAATAGACACAATAAGTCACAGAGATTGTTATGATTATGCAATGGAAAACTATTCAGAACAAGTAGTGCATAATCAATTCAATTATTATTTTAGGAAAATACAAGATAGTAATTTTTATAGATTATGAAAAAAGCATTTATTATAACTAGTTCAATAGAAGTAGATAATAACTTTCCATGGACATATAGTTCTGTAAGAAGTTATTTTTCTAATGAAGAAAGATTTAGACAAACTGTTGCTACACTTACAAATTTAGATTGTTTACGTGACAATGATACTACTATTTTTTTATTAGATAATAGTGACAATTACTTAAACTATATGAGTAGTTTGTCATTTTACAATAATTTCTTATACTTTTCTATAAAAGAAAAAATGCCTGAGATTTACGAAACAACTAGAAATCATTCAAACAAAAGTTATTGTGAACAACTTATTTTAAGTAGTTTTTTAAATAATTACAAAAATGAACTTTCGGAATTTGACTTTTATTTCAAACTAAGTGGTAGGTATCTTATAGATAGCTCATTCTACATTAGTTTTTTCAATAAAGAAACCCCTAACGGATATTATTTCAAAAAACCATTGAAATTCCAGTGGGATGATAATTGGCATTATAATTTAGTTGACAATAGAGTAGTCCAAAATGATAATTTTTTATATCAATATTCTTCTGTTCTCTATGGATGGTCTAAAGATCAATATGAAAACTATCTAAATATCAGTAAGGTAGTAACTGAATTTTGCTGTAAACCACATCTTCTTCACTACGATATAGAAACTTTACTTTATTTTTTTACAAGACAATACCAAAATCAAATTCATGAAATGCCTTGGATCATATTAGGCTGGGATGGTGTTAATGGACGTTTTTTGAGATATTAACATGAATTTAGAATTGATGATAATTGATAATTTTTATGGTAGTCCAGATTCTGTACGAGCCTATGCTCTACAACAAAAGTTTAATATTAAAGGCAATTATCCTGGTCTGCGTACAGCTCCGTATCTTCCAAAGGATGTTAAAGATGCTGTTTCATATTGGATGCAACAACAAGGTAAAGTAACAGAATGGTTTGAGGAAAGTGGGTACACCGGTGCTTTCCAAATAGCCACAGCTAAAGATAGAACCTGGATTCATGCCGATCATTATAACATGTGGGCAGGAGTTTGTTATCTTACACCTAATGCACCACATACCAGCGGGACAGGTATTTACAGATATAAACATACTAATGTAATGTACAGATCAAATGTTGATTACGATGGTTATGATTATACCCAATGGGACTTGTTTGATAAAATAGGTAACAAATACAATAGACTAATATTGTATAGAGGTGATTTATTTCATGCCAGTATTGATTATTTTGGAGATAATTTAATGAACGGTAGATTATTTCAAACATTTTTCTTTAATACAGAGAGATATTAATGAAATACAAAATTTGTCAAATAATGTTTTCTACTAATAGATTAGAATACCTCATACCAAATTTGAAAAGTCAAAGTTTTTTTAATTTTCATGATTGTCAAGTACATAAGATACTTATAGATGATTATCCTAAAACAAGAAATAACAATTTGCTCATTGGTTTACTAAACGCATATAATTTCAACGAAATTATTCTACATGAAAATAATCTAGGTCTCAGTACAACTTTTACTCAATTTTTTCAAATAATTAAAGATAGAGACTTTGATTACATTTTACATTTAGAAGATGATATTAAACTATTGGAGCCTGTATTAATAACAGATCTTATTGAAATTCTAGAGAATGATCCAAGTATTAGTCAAGTACAATTGGCAAGACAAGCGTGGTATAGCTATGAAACTGATCCTGTAGCACTACCTGATGACTTAATTTATAAAAACTATAGATTTAGAAAAGGTAGTCAAATTTTTTCTCCAATGGCAAGTTTATATCCATTATCTATAGCAAAAATTCCTTTTAGGGATTATATAGATTTAAATCTTAATGAAGGTATGATAGGTACAATTTTATATAATTTTTTTGGTAAAACCAGTGCAAATGTTAAAAATTTTCATGGAAAAAATATAATAGAACATATAGGAGAGTGGAGCATAGGAAAAAGAGTTATAGAAGGTGATCCTGGTTTTGAAAATTGGGGTCATATCCCTCCAGATAGTAAACATAGTAGCAGATATGGAAGTCCTTATTAATTTTTTTAAACTATAGCAATTAAAAAATATTATAAGAAAATTTATAAAAACTACTTAATTTATACTTTTTCTTTGCCATATTATATGTTTATAAGATAAAAGTTCTGCAGGGTTTTCAACACACACAATAAGGAGATTCAAATGAAAACAGTTGGGGATAAAGTTACTAAGTTTGCAATTACTGGTATCAGGCCAGGACAACCCGAAGATGCTTTCTTTACAATTACAGAAGAGTCATTTAAAGGTAAGTGGAAGATAATCGTATACTATCCAAAAGATTTTACATTTGTTTGCCCCACAGAAATCGTAGCATATGATAAACTGTTCAAAGACTTTGAGAATCGTGATGCAGTATTGCTTACAGGTTCTACAGATAATGAATTCTGTAAGATAGCTTGGCAAAAGGCTCATCCAGATCTACAAAAAATTACACACATTCAATTCGCAGATACTGCACGTCATGGTCCTGGTGAAGAACGTGGTAATGTAAGTTTAATTGAACAATTGGGAGTATTTTATGCACAGGCAGGCGCTGCCCTACGTGCTACTTTCATCATTGATACTGATAATGTTATTCAGCATGTAACCGTGAATAATCTTAATGTAGGTCGTAGCTCTGAGGAAACTCTGCGTGTTCTTGATGCACTAAAGACCGGTGAATTATGTGCCTGTAATCGAAGTATTGGAGGAGAAACACTATAATAATTCAATGGGTAGATTATCATAAAGATACTATAAGCGAGTGATCTGTGATTAGAATCATATCTCTTATTTTAAACTATTCCGAGATAGAATAATGGCAGCGTTAGAAAAACTATTTGCGACCAATGAATAGATAAATCAGTAGGTTGACAAATTCTCAATATGATCTTATACTAAAACTAAGAAACTAGTAGCTTTTGTAACAAAACATGAAAAATTGTTTATAGGCTTGTCAGAAAATAACTATCATGAATCAGCATAACCATAAATATTTTTGTCACACAACGGTGACAATTATTCAAAATATCCGTGTAAGGAAGGAAAACTAACAATGTCATATAATAAAACAAAAACAGACTCAGAACTTGGACATAAAATTCATGAACATTTAGTTAGATGTGGTGTAGAAACTCCGGTAAAAGAATCAACATATCTAGTTGATCGTAAGGGAAAAATTGATGTAATTGAGAATTTGTTTGCTCAAATCATGCTGGCTTTGGACCTAGATCTCACAGACGACAGCCTCACAGAAACTCCTAAACGTGTGGCCAAGATGTATGTTAACGAGGTCTTTTGGGGATTAAATTGGGAAGCATTTCCCAAATGTACTACTGTTGACAATAAAATGAAATATGACGAGATGATCATTGAACGCAATATCAATGTTCAATCCAATTGCGAACATCATTTTGTGGTCATTGACGGTGTTGCTACTGTTGCCTATATTCCAAAAAACAAGGTATTGGGTCTAAGTAAAATCAATAGAATTGTAGAATATTTTAGTAAGCGTCCTCAAATTCAAGAACGGTTAACTGAGCAGATCTTTCATGCTCTTGAATATATTTTAGATACTGAAAATATTGGTGTAGTAATTGATGCACAACATTATTGTGTTAAAAGCCGAGGAGTTGAAGATGTAGGTAGTTCTACAACTACAAGCAAACTAGGTGGTGTTTTTAAAACAGATCAATCTGTTAGATTAGAATTTATGAATATCGTAAATTCCTGCCATAAAAAATAAAGGAAAAAAAGTGAAGAAGGGAAAATTAAATATACCAGAACCCAAATTAAATGTAAATAGTCAAAAGGCAAGCATCTCTAATACACCCCCGCCATCATCAAAAATTAATCATCCACAAAGTCAAAATCAACAAAAAATGTTAGGTGTGCCTAGTGTAAACGGTAGACCTCCTAGTGTAATGATCGCTGTACCTGCAATGGAAATGGTTAATGCAGAATTTGCACAACATTTAGCTATGGCATCTGCTAACTTAGTAGCACATGGGATTAGAATTAATTGCGCATTTAACATAGGTAGTGTTATTACTATTGCAAGGCGTAATCTTGTAGATATTTTCTTAAAATCAGATTTTGATTATATATGGTGGGTAGATAGCGATATGAAATTTCCTGTAGATACTCCTTTAAGATTATTGTCTAAAGACAAAGACATAGTAGGATGTAACTATAGACGTCGCAGATTTCCTAATCCTAATTTTACAGGAATGAATGGTGCGGCTGGCTCTTTTTCAGAATTTCAAACCACAGATTTAAGCCCTCCAATGGAGCTTATCGATATTTTACCCCATGGTCTTGTCTTGTGTAAAAGACATGTATACGAAAAAACTCCACAACCACATTACCTACAAGAATTTATCCCTTCAATGAATTTAGAAATTGGTGAAGATATTTTCTTTTGCCAACAGGCCAAAAAGGCAGGGTTTGAAATTTGGTGTGATCAAGAATTGAGTAGAGAAATAGCTCATATTGGAATTTTTCACTTTAACTATAATTTGAGCGTGCCAAAATAAAGGTATAATTATGTACGAATCTATAGAAATCCGTAAGGTTGTAAACGGGGTCATTGTTACATTAAGATTAGAAGAGAATGAAGATAAGGAATATGTTTATGATTCAGATAGGAAGGCTATCAAATTTATTAAAGAGCTATTAGATGGTAAAAATAAATTAGGTAGTTCTATATCTTCATGATTACCAAAAAATCATACAACATTAACGATATAGTGTGGATAGCAGGCATTAATTCTAAAAGTAATCGTCTAGTTTCAGGTCGTATTATCAAAATCTTTACTATAGAAATTGATAATTATGATCCAACTATTCAGTATTACGTAATAGAAGTTCCCACTAGCATAGAACCACTTTTAGAAATTAGGACTTGGGAAACTATGAGTCAAGACAAACACGGTCCTGTAGGATGTATACGTGATGTTTCAGAAGATCCTGTAGTGGATAAAAAATGTCTTAAAAAATTAGGTATGTTCTATGATGACGATGAAGTAGACTATGAGCCAAGTGAAGAAGAAATACTTGCTGCTATTGAAAAATCCAAAGCAGTAACAGTACATCCTCCATTGCACTTAAAATCAACGAAACTTAAACGTAGATTTTATAATAGGAAAAAGAAACAGTGACTTCAATTTGGATTCATATGTTGACTTCAATAGTACCTGATTATCAGCGATTAACTGAGATCCTAAATGAAGGAACAAAATTACAATGTATTATTTCTAAAAAAGGCAGATATACAAAATTTAAAATTGTAGAATACTTTGTAGGTAGTTTAGAATTGTATTCTACATGCATTGATCAAAATAATTGTATTTTTTGGACTGAACAACAACTTCAAACCTGGATAGGAGTTAAAAGGGTGGCTTGTGATGAATGGTATTTTAATAAAAAATCAGATGCTGAAAAATTTATGACACTTTTTAATTTAAAATGGGCAAAATAACTTGGCAAAAAAACTTAGAAGAATATCAAACTATAATAAATGACTGGCACAAAGTCTATGTTCATAAGTTTAACATGGGTGACGTAGAAGAACCAGAGTTATATGCTGGGCATGCTTTATACGAATGGCAACAGACAGAGAAGGGCAAGTTTATAATGACATATGGCAGAAATCATACCTATAACATAACCCCTGACTTTGCCACCTATGGTTATATGTGTGTTATTCTATGTGAATTGAACGCAAAAAAGTTAGCAGAATATTATTTAAGATGGGAAAAAATATAATGAATTCAGTATTCCAACTAAATGACTTGGTCAGTAAAGTAGGCGGAGACTACACCTTCGATGGCACTGTAGTTGCTGTGTTTAGAAAACTAAGTGGAGTGGTTCGTTTAGTTGTAGAAGATGATCGCGGAGTTCTACATGTTTATAGTGAACAAAACTTAAAATTGAAAACCAATGACAAATCCATTTAAAGATCAAGAAATTTTTATGAAGGCCTGTGGTCAAACTATAGGGGAAGATAATTCCAAACAACTCTTACTATATTTAAGATTAATCACAGAAGAATATTTTGAATTACAAGAATCAAAAACTAAATTAGATGAATTAGATGCACTGATAGATATATTAGTCGTTACCATAGGAGCTATTCATAGTATGGGAGCAGATGCAGAAGGAGCATGGCGAGAAGTTATGCGTTCTAACCTATCTAAGATTAATCCTGATACAGGAAAAGTAAATAAACGAGAAGATGGTAAGGTTCTCAAACCTCAAGGTTGGACCCCTCCAAATCTTAAACCTTACTTAGAAAGGAAATAATACATGTACTCAGTAGACTCTCTCAATTCTAACATAATTTGGAAATCAGCAAATGAAATTAATTCAGCTATGGCAGGTGTATATAAACACATGACTTTGGCAATCGTAGTTAGCATGTTAATTTCATATCTCATAGGAACAACACCAGAAGTCTTGCAATTTTTATTTTCCGGAATTCAAAAATGGATTATAATTTTCGCACCACTACTTGCAGTTATTGGTATTAGTTATACATTAAGTAAAGATATTTCAAAAGAAATGGCTCAATTTCTGTTGTTGGGATTTTCTATCCTTATGGGACTTAGTTTTTCTATGATCTTTGCAGTTTATAAACTGGGTAGTATTTTTACTGGCTTTATGGGTGCAGGTGTTCTGTTTGGAATAATGTCTTTTTATGGTTATTTTACTAAAAAATCTTTGGATTCATTTGGTAAATTTTTGTTCATAGGTCTTATAGCTATTATTATTGCCAGTATTATTAACATATTTGTTGGTAATAGTGTAACTCAAATGGTTATCAGCGCTTTGGCTATCTTAATCTTTATAGGATTAACTGCTTATGATACCCAAAAAATTAGGGAGATGATTATATACGGTAATGAGAAAAATGTTGAAGTAGTAGGGGCTTTGACACTTTATCTAGATTTCATTAATATTTTCTTAAACTTTCTCCAACTTTTTGGTGATAAAAAAGATTAAAGATTTCTGGTATAGAACGTACAGGTTATTGTGATTGATTTGTTAGCTGTTTTCAAAGGCAGTCTTTAGAACGGATCTTGCAGAAGTTTGCTTTAGAACAAAATCAGTAGACCCCATGTTAGTTCACTATCATACTAAATGTGTTGAAATAATGTTATTATAAAAGGTAAAAAAATGCTATAATATAGTATTAAGTGACAGAAATGTATTTGTATGTGAACTAGGTAGAATAAATCACGCAATTTCTTATACTGAATGTAAATTTATCACCGTAAAAAACCTCAGCAGGTAGAGATGATAAGATGTTATTTTAACACAACTCTATTTGACATCCACGCCTTTAATCGATAAAATAAACTAATTGTTAATTAGGAGCAGGCATTGTCTACTACAACTATCAACCGTCAAAAGAATCATTATTCACCCAAAGTAAGTAAAAAAGATTCTAGCCCAAAATGGGATAATCATGAAAAACTAAATTCTAGACAATTTATGTCTAAGTTTAGAGAAAGCATGTCTTGGTACAGTAAATATAAGTCAGGTAAAGAGCTGAGGCCTAACGTAGTAAACTGGATGTCACTTAATGGATTTGATAAGACAACCATTCAAAAATTTAACAACACCAAACATGAAAGATGTACCGTAACGATTGGCACAGTTGCTACTTGTTTACTAAATGGCATGCCAGATGTTAGATCAGATTTTAATCGTGGAAAAAGCACTGCTCAATGGCTTAAACATGAAATACAAAAGATCATAGAAGAAGGTATTCATGATCAACCTCAAAACATAGAAGTAAAGGTTAGTAAAAAAGTAAGTTCTATAATTCCAATTCAAGACAGAATAAAAGAACAAGCTGCTGCTATGGCTGAAGAGATTGATGAAGCTATTGATAATTTTATTATAAATCCAGAAAAATTTGATCCAAAGCATTTTAATCTAGTAAAATTATTACGTGGTAATGGAGTTAAAGCAGCACAGGCAAGATATATAAAGAGTTTTTATCAGTTTGGTCAAAATGAATTACTAGAACTAGCTTCAAGTAATGCAGATGATCAATTACGCGAAGCTTATCGTCATTTGCCTAGAAAGCATGTAAAAAAATTAATCGAGTTTTACCAGCTGATAATGGACGCCTGTGAGCAAATCACTAGAGAAGTCAAGATAAACAGAAAACCTAGAAATAAAAAAGTTAAACCTGCAGAAGATCTTGTTAGGAAGTTAAAATTCAAAACAAGTGATGACAGACTGAATATTGTGTCCATACCTGCTCATCAGTTAATAAAAGCCCAATCTGCGCTTATTTACAATATTAAAACTAGGAAAATTGGATATTATATTGCTAAAAGTTCAGAAGGATTAGGAGTTAAAGGAACTAAGTTGATAAACTTTACAGACATGAGTGTGCAAAAAACTCTTAGAAAACCTTTGGAACAGCTAAAAGAACTCAAAGATCAAAACACGCAGAAACGTGTAGAGACCTGGTTTGTAAGAACTATCAAAACTACAGAAACTAAATTAAATGGTCGTATAAATGAAGATATAATACTCTTAAAAACATTTTAATATAACATTTTTAAAAAAATATATCAATAAATATTTGTATGACAGAAAAGTATTTTGAAGAATCAACTGCTAATTTACAGAAACTAAAAAGACAAAGATCTGTTTGGATGAAATTAAGTTCAATTTTTGTTATTTTATTATTTGTGTTAGCCATAGAGTGGAAAGATCTAATTAATTCAAATAACATCTACATTTATTCAACATGGGCAGTGATTATTATTCCTATTTGTATATCTTGGTGGTATTGGACTATGAATTTAATATTCATTCTGTTAAACTCAAGAAATAAAGAAATAGAAATTTTAAGTAGTCTCATAGAGGAAGTTAAAAAAGTAAAAAATAGAAGTATATAATTTAAAAAATAACTAGATAGCGGTCTAAGGAATTCAACCCGTTTAATAAATTCTGCATGCTATCAAACTTGCTACTTTAAAACAAGGAGACCAGAGATGGCAAATTTTCAACCAAAAAAATATATTTCAACAAAAGAATATTCACATTTAGCGCCTGTAGCTTATAGACAATGGCGGGCCGATAGTCATTGCAATCTTATCCATGGATATGCACTGTCATTCAAATTTGAATTTGAATGCGACGATCTTGATGCCCGTAATTGGTGCTTTGACTATGGCGGATTACGCCCACTCAAAGATTTCTTAGAAGAACATTTTGATCATGTTCTACTATTGGCACAAGACGACCCACATTATACCACTATTAAGCAGTTAGGTAAATTGGGATTAGCAAAAATTACAGAAGTTGAAAAGACAGGGTGCGAAGGCATTGCTGATTTTCTATATGAGTATGTGAATACTATCTTTTTACCAAGTTGCGGCAAGGCCGAGGCTGAACGAGTTTGGTGTTCAAAAGTCGAAGTTAGGGAGACTCCATCAAATATGGCCTATCGTCAAGGTCATAGAGAAGACGAACAGATAGCAATATGACAATGAGATAAGAACATTGAAACAATTTGGAATTAGAAGAAATTTTAGTAGATCAATAATAACAAGGATTTAGAATACAGAAAAGTGTAGCGGTAATTGGTTCAGGCACTGCCTGAATTACAGCGGCCTACTATCTGTCCATATACAGCTAAAAAATTAGTTGATTTAATACATATAAGGTAATATAGTATGAATATGAACATAGACAAATTTAAGTGGACATTAAACGTAGAAGAAGATTCAAAGACAGGGGATGCTGTCATAGAATTTCCTTCAGACTTTTTGGAAATAGTTGGATGGTGTGAAGGTGATACTATCAATTGGCATGACAATGAAGATGGAAGTTGGAGCCTAACCAAAGTTGTAAACATAAGATCAGAATAAATTTAATTAATGAACAAGGTTGAATTTTGTGAAATAAAATTCGCGCTATGGTGTAAGAAGTGTTTGAACAAGCCTAACATCATCATTTTATGTATAAACCTTATATTGATTATGTTATATATAAATTTGCTTCTAAAAAAGATGCTATAATGCTGAAAATAAATCTTAGTGACAGATTATGAAAAAAATTGGTTTTGCTTGTAAATGGATAGACCACCCTTATCAAGTTAATAGTATTAAACCCAAAGACGATTGTAAAAAATATAATACAAGTTCAACAACCGTTTCTTGGTTAAATAGACAAAGCAAGAATATTGCAGTAGAAAAACTGTGGACTTTGATGCAAGATAATATCGAGTCCACTTATAAACTGGTAAAAAAAGTAGGCAATTTAGATGCACACCTTAGAATGGTTCGTTTGTCAAGCGATATACTTCCAGTATATACAGAGCCTAATTGGAGTTGGTTTTGGAAGCAGCCTGATGTTATCGATTATGCTGAAAAACAATTTTCCAAGATTGGTAAGTGTGCTCGCAACCTTGATGTTCGCTTGTCTTTTCATCCTGGTCAATTCTGCGTTTTGGCATCAGATGATCCAGGCATTGTTAACAGAAGTATAGAGGAGTTTGAATATCATGCAGATATGGCTCGTTGGATGGGATACGGGAAATCTTTTCAAGACTTTAAAATTAATGTCCACATCGCTGGTCGCGCCGGTCCAGAAGGTATCCGATCCGCGCTTGGGCGTCTCTCACAAGAGGCAAGAAACTGTATTACTATCGAAAACGACGAAATTACCTGGGGAATTGAGCACAGCCTCGAATTATGTAACGATCTCGCTTTGGTGCTAGACATACATCATCATTATATTCATTCTGGCGAATATATTCAAGCAAATGATAATCGCATTAAACAATTTATTGATAGTTGGCGTGGTGTTCGTCCTGCGATTCATTATTCAGCAAGCAGAGAAGATGTTCTGATAGGACATTCGAGCGTTGATCGCCCCAATATGGAAATATTGCTTGCTAATGGTTACAAAAAATCAAAGCTTCGGGCACACAGCGACTTTATGTGGAATCGTGCTCTAAACGAGTGGGCATACGAACATTGGCAGTGGGCAGATGTGATGGTAGAATGTAAATCAAAAAACCTTGGAGCTCATCATCTATATGAATTCTGGAAAAAACTTGAAAATCCTATGATCTAAGCATTTGATGTCTATAAACAACAAAATTAGGTCTGCGATTTAGGCTTGCGTCCTGGACGTTTTTTTTTAACTTCTTCTACTTTTGTCAATGTAGTTTCGACTTTTTCCGTCCCTTTTTTACTAGTTACCTTAGCATCCTTAGCGGTGATTTTAACGTCTTTGTCTTGATCAATTTCCTTTTTAACTCGTGTTCTTGTATTTTTAACAAGTTCCACAAAATCTTGCGAATTTACTTTTTCGTCTTTCGCGAAATCTAAGGAATGATCAGTTACTGTACCAGATGCTTTATTTACAACTGTTATATTGTTTGCTACAGGACTAGTGCTGGTTTCTGACCCAATCTGAGTCAATGAAGGATGTTCACTAAACATTATTTTATAAAATAAAAAAACTCCTACAACGGCTAGCAGAAAAATTAAGAGAAATTCCATTTTTTATCCTTTATTGTAAAGTGAATATATTTACCCAAAATAAATATTGCTGTATATTTTAAAGGAGAAAATGCAAATTTAAGTTAATAAGATGTTGAGGAGAATAAAATGCCTAAACAACAAGAAGAATTTATTGATATAGAAGTAGACGAGCAAGACGATTATGAAGAAGGTGATTTTGGTTTTATAATAGGAGCTGATGGGGCACTTAAAAGCTTATTGATACCTAATAATTTGATGGAAGATCCTCCAATAGAAATATTAAAAATATTAAAGATATTTGGAATAAAAGACATTCATTCCATAGATTCTAGAACGCTTCATTGATATATCAAATTTTTTGGTAAATATCCTTACAAATGATGATTATAAGGATAATCTTTTATACCTATGTCTCAATTAAAAGAGTATATTATAGCTGCCAAAACTTACGAGGATTTAAATTCTATATATGAAGATATGGAATCCTTTACCAAAGGAAAGTATGGACAATTTCCGGAAAGAATTGTAGAATGTTTTAATAGACGTGTTATTAGTAGAAACACAGGCTATTATCTTACTGATAAGGAAGCTTTAGACGTTGCTAAAGACCCTAGAATAGAATCTATTTCAATAGCACCCCAGCATATAAAAAATTTCCAAATCATACATGATTGGACTTTAACAGGAACGTTCGCTAAAGTATCTGAAGCAGAAGCTCTACCAACTGATTTAAATTGGAACTTATTAAGAACATTTATTTCAGAAAATCCAAATAATTGGTATAGAGGAAACATTCAAAAGGGAGATGCAGATGATGGTATAAAAAGATTTACAGGCATCGTTTCAACGACTCTTGAAGGAGCCAATGTTGACCTAATTATTGTTGAGCTTGGACAAATATATCCATTACATGAAGATTTTATAGATAGCCAAAATAATTCACGTATAGTAGTTTATAACTGGCTTCAACATTCAAATAAATTGTTTGGTAGACCAAACGGCACATACAGCTATACAGATACTGGGGCTGCAGACAATTTTCATA